CTCGACAATATCCTCAGCGGAGACCTGTTCAAACAGATAGGCGGTTCCCTTGTGAAAGGTATCGGGGGATTGCTGAATACGGTGTCTTTCGGAGGTTTCAACAAACTGTTCGGCATCGGCGGGAACGCCAGGGAAGTGCAGGCGGCTATAGACCGTCTTACGGACCGGAACGAGAAACTGCAGACTTCCATCGAAGACCTGACCGATACCATCAAGGCAAGCAAGGGGACAAAATCGGTGGCGGCTTACCGCGATGCGTACAAGATGCAGCAGGAAACGAATTCGAACTACCTGCAGATGGCTATGGCGCAAGCCGGCTACCACGGAAGCCACCACAGCTGGAACTACTACTGGGGCGGCTTCAGCCAGGCACAGATAGACAAACTGAGCGGGCAGATTGGCCGCCAGTGGGACGGGAACCTGTGGAGCCTGAGCCCGGAGGAGATGAAGGCACTGCGTTCGAATGTGGACATGTGGACGCAAATTCAGAACACCGGCAAGGGCGGCTATGGCGGGCGACTGACCGAGAAGCTGGATGACTACATAGACCAGGCCGGCAAGCTGGAGGAACTGACCGACCAACTGTATGAAGGGCTGACGGGCATTTCGTTCGACGGTATGTACAGCAGCTTCATCGATAATCTGATGAACATGAAGTACGGTGCCAAGGATGCGGCGGAGGATATATCCGAGTACTTCATGAAAGCCATGCTGAGTAACAAGATAGGTGAGCAGTACAGCGAGAAACTGAAAGGCTGGTGGGAGAAGTTCGGCAAGGCCATGGAGGACAACGAACTGACCGAGGCGGAACGGAACGCGCTGACCGAAGAGTACATGCAGTATGTGGACGAAGCCCTTGCCCTGCGTGACAACCTGGCGGCAGCCACGGGCTACGACAAGACCGAAGCCGGCGGCACCAGCCAGAGTGCGAAAGCGGGCGGCTTTACGGCCATGACGCAGGACCAGGGGACGAAGCTGGAGGGCATGTTCACCAGCGGGTTGCAGCACTGGAGCAGCATGGATGACCGGCTGGAAAGTGTGGCGGAGAAGATGGACACGGCTGAAGGCCACCTGGCCCGGATAGCCGAGAACACCGGTGTGAGCGCCGGACACCTGGGCGAACTGAAGGAAGTGATAAAGAAAATGATACGTGACGGACTAAAAGTGAAGTGATATGGGCAATATACTGAGCGGACTGGTGCTGGTGAACGGCACGGACATCTGGACGGAATACGGCGTGTTCCTGGTGGAAGACCGGCGCGGGGGCATGGAGAACCTGACGGCCATCCTGACCCCGAGCAAGGCCAAGAAGGATACGGCTGTGGACATACGGGAAGAGCACGGGGAAAAATACAGCCCCGTGCTGACCCCACGGAATGAAGCGCGTGACGTGACGCTGCATTTTGCGCTTTACAACAAGACCCAGGCAGGCTGGATGAAGCAGTACTTTGCCTTTGTGAATTTCCTGAAGCAAGGGAAGGACGGCTGGCTGGAGATCCGTTTCCCCCAGCTGGATCTGCAGCTGCGGGTGAAGTATGCCGACTGTACGAAGTTCACCCCGCTGACCTATCTGTGGACGGAAGGTGTGCATGCCGGAAAGTTCCGGGTAAAGTTCCGGGAACCGAAACCGATTATATAACCATTCAAACGCTATTAGAATATGCTTCTAACGATATATGACAAAGCCGGAACCAAGCGTGCGGATGTGGCCGTGAACGACAGCTCGACGCAAAGCAAGGAAGTGCAGGGAGACAATGTGCTTTCCCTGTCGTTCAGCTATTATGCCTTCCTGCCCCTGGACGTGAACGACTACACGGACTATCTGGGCGAACGGTACTGGCTGACAGAACGCTACACGCCGAAGCAGGTGAGCGATGGTGAATGGGAGTATAACCTGAAGCTGTACGGTATCGAGAGCCTAATCAAGCGGTTCCTGGTGCTGGAGACGACGGACGGGGACACCAACCCCCTGTTTACCCTGACGGCCACGCCCCGCGAGCATGTGGCGATGGTGGTGAAGGCTATCAATAACGGCATGGGCCACATTACTGACTGGAAGACGGGTACGGTGGAAGGTACGGAGCTGATCACGATAGACTACGAGGGGATGTACTGCGACGAAGCGCTGAAAGCCATCGCGGAAAAGGCAGGCGGCAAGGTGGAATGGTGGGTTGAGGGGCAGACTGTGAACGTGTGCCGCTGCGAACACGGGGAAGAAATCACCCTTGGCTATGGCAAGGGGCTGACCTCCCTGGAAAGAGATACGAGCAACACGGCCAAATTCTATACGCGCCTGTTCCCGGTAGGCTCGACCCGCAACATCGATGCGGAGAAATACGGCAGCCCGCGTCTGATGCTTCCCGGCGGCAGGAAGTACATCGAGCAGGGCGTGGAGGAATATGGCATCTATGACCATTACGAGCAGGATGCTTTCAGCGGCATCTTCCCCCGTCGGGTCGGTACGGTGAGCTCGGTTCGCAGCGAGGAGGTGGCAGACGATGAAGGAAACAAATTCACCGTCTATTATTTCCGGGACGGGGAACTGGACTTTGACCCTAACCTGTACGAGCTGGCCGGAGAAACCAAACGTGTGTCGTTCCAGACGGGCGACCTTGCCGGACTGGGAGAAAGCGATGACCACTACTTTGAGGTGAACTACGACAGCGCGGCACGTGAATTCGAACTGATCACCATCTGGCCCTACGATGACGACACCCAGCTGCCGGGCGGCAAGCTGGTGCCCCGAGCAGGCGACACCTATATCCTGTGGAATATCCGGATGCCGGATGAGTATTACCGGCTGGCCGAAGAGGAGTTTGCGGTTGCGGTGGACGAGTACAACCGGGACCACTGGCTGGACATTGCCGCCTACAAAGCCCCGACAGACCCGGTATACATCGAGGAGCACGGCATAGACCTGTTTGTGGGCAGACGGGTGAAGCTGGAGAGCCGGAAGTATTTCCCGGAAAAAGGCTACCGTCAGAGCCGTATCACCAAGATCAGCCGCAAGGTGAACGAACCCGGGCAGATGGACATCGAGATAAGCGATGCGCTGCAGGTGGGCAAGTTCGACAAGGTGACGGACAGCATCGGTGCGCTGAAAAGCTATACGAAATCAAAGACGGAAGGCGCTGCCCTTCCGGACATCATACGAAGCTGGGACAAGACGCTGCCCACGGACAACAACCTGTTTTCCGCCCGGCGCAGCCAGAAAGAGTTCCTGAGCAAGAACCAGCCGGACACAGCCAAAGAGTCCATCCGCTTCCTGAAGGGTGTGAGCTTTGGCGAGGCTGCTGGCGGCAAGCCCTGCGGCATCGTGGATGGTGAGGGCAATGCCGAATACTTGACTGCCGTGATCCGCGAACTGCTGCGCAGCACGGAGTTTGTGGACGGGCTGACCGGTGAGGGCTGGCAGCTGTGGATTGACCAGCTGACCGGACTGACAAACCTGACGGTGGACAAAGTGACTGCCCGGCAAAGCCTGGTGGCGCTGGAACTGCTGATCGAGAAGGTGCGCAGCGTGTGCGGCCAGCTGGTGGTGTCCGCTGCCAACGGCAAGATCAAGGACGTGGTGAAGCAGGGCGACAACTACCGCATCGTGTTTGAGCAGGAATCGGGCTTTGTGGCCCATGACCTGATGCGCTGTGCGGTTACGGGTGGTAAGAAACTAAAAGCCTACTGGGTGGAGGTGGCTTCGGTGATAGCCGGCGGTGTACTGGTCCCGGTAAGCGAGTTTGGCGGGGTGAAGCCGGAGGCAGGCGATGAGTGCGTGCTGATGGGCAACACCGAAACCCCGCTCCGGCAGAACCTTATATCCATTGCGGCCACGGAGGACGGACAGCCCCGTATCGACATTCTGGACGGTGTGAAGGCCAAGAACTTCAACGGCTGCCTTCGTTGCCGGCTGGGTAAGCTGGACGGCATCAGGAGCAGCGCTTTCCCGGCAGACAAACAGCCGAAAGGAAACGGCCTGTATGCCGACAACGTGTGGCTGAAGGGTACGTTCGTGTTGATGACGGGCGAGGACATCCTGACGCGGTTTGAGATAACCGAGGGGAAAATCCATTCAGCCGTGGAAAGCTTGCGCAAGGAAATACGCGAAGAACAGAGTTATCTGGACAACAGCAGTTTTGCCGACGGCATGGACAAATGGAAGACGGGCAGCAAGGCTACGCTGTTCACCCTGGGCGGACGCTGGATCTGGGCGAACGGCGGTCCTTACGGTACGAAGCCGGACGGCCATGCCGAGATACGGACCGACGGCAAGGTGCCTTATGCCTATATCCGGAACAGCTATATCATGCAGAAACTGGAGGACTTCCGGCTGGTACCGGAGTACCGGCAGACGAACAGCCAGGGCGAACGGGTGCCCGGCGTGGTGTATCTGTCGTTCAGCTACCGGGTTATCAAGGCCGGAAGGTTGAAAATAGAATTTGTGAACGCTGATAAGACCGGGTTTGAGAACTTCAACATGTTCGGCCATGAAGAGGACCTGCCCGTTGGCGGTGAGAAGATGTTCACGTTGGACGGACTTTGGAACGGCACTGGCGACTTCAAGCTGTCGTTTACGGGCGTGATTTACATTTCGCTGCTGGTGTTCAGCACCAACAAGGCGGACGCACTGGCCTATAAGTACCGTACACTGTTCGAACAGAGCGACCGGCTGGTAAAGATTTCAGCGGCGGTCTTCGACAAGGACGGTAATGCGCTGAAAGAGACCGGGCTTGTCATAAAGCCTGAAGGTTCCGGTCTGTATGCGCAGGACAATACAGGAAAGATTGCCCTTATCGGGGTGAGCGTGGAGGAAGAGGACGAGTACGGAAATACCGTGAGCAAAATCAAGCTGACAGCCGACCATATACAGCTGGAGGGACTGGTAACGGCCAACGGCAACTTCAAGATACTGGAAGACGGCAGCATTGAAACGACCAACGGTAAGTTTACCGGAGAGATAGACAGCAGCAAAGGGAAAATCGGCGGCTTTGAGATAGGGAACGGCCGTATCGGTTCTGTGGCCGACTCTCACGGGAGCGGTGGCGGTCTTGCCATTTATGATGATTTTTTCCGTGTCGGCGGCAGCAAAGGATATGTGATGTTCGGTGATGATGTGATACCGTCTTCTGCAGGAGGAGCTTTTACCGCTGTCGGTCGTATCGTGAACTCAGCCCCCAATATATACGGGAATTACGGCTTCGACCAAGCGAACTATGGATTGTTTATAGATGTTACCGGCGGTACGAAGAACTACGGTATCAGCAGCAATGCGGCATTACTTGCCCCGGCGTTTATCAATACGAAAGCCAAGCTGCTTACCTTCGGAAGTGGAAACTACAAGGTGGATTTCTCACAACACAATATCATTTTGATGTATTACAATGAACCCAACTACAGTAAGGTAGAGGTTACGCTGCCGTCGGAAAGTTCTGTGGCATACAAGTTCGGCATGAGTTACTTGCCTACCGATTTTGCAGCCATTGTCACGTTCAGGGTCAGACCCGGTTCAAAGAATATCATACTAAAAGGTATCTATAACCACAATGAAGATTTGCAAAACTACGAGATGGCATCCGGGGACTCCGTAACGGTACTTATTACAAAAGCGGACGGATTCCGTTACCAGATATTGAATCATTCATCCTAAAAAACAGATATATATGAAAAAGTTAGATTTCAGGAATTTCAGCGTTCCCACCGGAATAACCCGTCAGACGAGGGAGGTTTTCGATGCACGTGAGCAGATAGCCGATTTGCTGTATACGCGTGTCAGTGGCATCAAGGCCCATCGGCTTGCGTTCAAGATTTTCGAGAGTACCGGCGAGACCGAGTTCAGCGATGAGGAAACCGGGATGATACACATGGCGGTGGAACGCTATTGTCTTCCCAATGTGATAGATGCCCTGAACGAAATCCTGGGCGGGTCAGAAACCGATAAAAACGAATGAGTATGGCAGAAATGACACAAGAAGAACTGGTTCAGGAAGTGCTGGACCGTGTACTCCAGAGTTCTACCGGCGTGGAGGACTTGGAGACCGTCACCTCGCTGAGCGGTGTGAAATCACTGCCCGGGGAGAAGGACGGCAAGATGGTGAACGTCCCCCTGGAACTGATAGGGAAGCCTGCGAGCGATGCCGCCGCCCGTGCCGAGGCTGCCGCCAAGAAAGCGGAAGGAGCCGTAGCCGGACTGGAGGAAAAGACCCAGGCCGCCACGGAAGCGGCCACCAAGGCCAACGAAGCGGCAGCCAAGGCAGAAAACGCCGCTGCCAAGGTGGAACAGACTACGGCAGCAGCCATCGGCGGGGCTACCGCACGCTTTTCCTCATGGATGGAAACAGGCAACGTTTTACCTGACAAGAGTACCAAACCGGGCGGCAGCGTAGTGTATGTAGCGGATGCCGGGAAGTTCGCCTACCACATGGACTCCACCCTGTACGGGGACTGGGATGTGGCGGGTGTGCCTCCTGCCGGCATATTCATGAATGCGGACCGGACAGCCATCCTGCCGGACAAGCTCTACCTGCTGGGTGATGCCGTATATACCGGAACAGGCGGCAGCCTGAGACTGCTGGCCTACCGGCATGAGGTGATGAGCGGGGAAGCTTACGAGGCGCTGCAGGACAAGGATGCGAATACGCTGTATCTGATTTATGAGGAGGATTGACGATGATAACCATAGGCGGTAAGGAAATAACGGCTGCGTATGTGGGGAAACGTGCCCTGTCGGCAGTCTATGCCGGGGCAAGACTGGTGTGGTCTGCGATAAGCAGCTGTTTCGGACTTGGATACTGGAAAGGCGACGAGCCGTGGAACGGATCGGACGCATGGAACGGTAGCAGTAAAACTGATAAATGAATGATTATTATAAAAGGACAGTATTATGGCAAAAAGGAA